GAATCGTGACCTTTCCACCGGATTGATCACCATGTGCATCGGCGGGGGACAGGGCGGTGCCATGGTTCTGGAACGTAAATAAATTATCAGATAGCGCTGAAGTTCCACCTGGTCAAGCTGCTCGGCGACATCAACCGGCCGGCCTTCGGCCAGGTCGGCGGCGGCCTTGTCCAACGCCTGCTTACCGGCCCGGCTGGCCTGTTTGTCGTTCGGGTCCATCGGGTTGGTGGCCTGTTTCTGTTTCTCGACATCCACCGCGTCGACGGCATCTTTCACGTCTTGCGGCGCCCGCTTGCGCCAGCGGGCATATTCGGCGACGCCACCGAACAGCACCCCCAGCAGCAGGTCAACGCTGCGCGCGGACGGGTCAAAGGGATCGAACATCTGTGCCTGGTCGTGATAGCCCCGCGATTCGATATACTTCTGCGTGGCGGCATCCTGAGCGGCGCCGATCACCGGGTTGGCCAGGGCCAGTCCAAGGGTCTGTTTCAGTGTTTTCCCGGACGCGGGCAGTTTGACAGCTGCTGCCATGGCGGCGGTGGTCCCCAGCGCGGCCACGGTGGCGGTGGCCGGGTCGACATCCTGCTGTACCAGCTCTTTGCCGACGGTCAGCCCGGGGCTGGCAATCAGTCCGGCTTCGCCGCCGAGCAGTTGACCGGGCAATTCAAACAGGGCACCGACAATCTGCTGCGCGGTGGTGGCCGTTGCGGGGTCGGGCGTCAGGCGCTGCACCAAAGGGTCAAGTCTGTTTTCGATGAAACGATAGAAATCCTCCTGGCTGGGCAGGATACGGCCGCTGTCGGCATCGGGGTTCTGCTGCCGACGCTGGAACTCTTCGTCAGACTCTTGCGGGAAGGGCAGCGCCCCGATCATGGCCGCGCCTTCGGCCAGGCGCACCACCCCGCGAGGGATGGCCTTGCCAATGGCTTCGCCCCAGCCGGTTTGCGGGCCGGTATAGGGTGTGCCGAGAAAGGGACGCTCGGCTTCACGAAAAAGATCAAACATCACTTACCCCCGCCATGTGCAGACATCAGCGGAAGGGCCCCGGACAGATCCAGCTCCAGGGGCCTGCTGCCGTCGGCTGTCAGCAGGAATTTGCCGTCGACGGCAAAACGATACCGCCCCCCTCCGGCCTCCCACAGTTCGGCATCGTCCTTGATATCGTCGGCGGCTTCCGTCAGGTCCCGATAACCGAAAACCCCTCCGGCCTGCTGCAGCCGGTCGGCATCGATCCGGTTGATGTTGTCCAGGAACTGTTCTTCGGTCACCATCTCCGGCAGGACCACCCCCTTGCCGTTGATCACCACAGGCGCGCCGCCGACCACCGTCTGCAGGGCTTTGTCGAACACGTCTTTGTCGAGTTTTTCAGGGTCAAGACCGACAGCGGCCGCCATAGCCGTGTACGCCATCCGCACCGCCTGAAAATAACCTTCGCGCGCCTGCGGCAGCCCCTGCATGGCGCCTGACATGCTGTCGGCAAACTGGCGCCGCATATCGTCAGTTGCAAACTTCGAATAGGTCACCGCGTTGGACTGCAGCAGCTGCCGGCCTTCGGCGACCTTGACCGCGGCGTCGGGTCTGCGCTCGGCAACCAGGGCGGCAATGGTGCCGGTCACGGGATCGGATGCGGCAAACTGTTCGGCCATGCGCTGCATGGTGAGCCCGTCCGTGCTGCGCGCCAGCGCTGAGAACAACCCGACCTGAGCCTGCGGGCTCTGTTCTTTGAGCATCCCGGCAACGGCTTCGGCCTCGCTGTTGGTGAGCAGCGGCGTGTAGCTGAGCCCGTGGGTCTGCCTCACGGCATCGGCCACCTGGCGACGGGCGGCCAGCTGCTCTGGCCAGCCTGCCGGGTTTTCAACCGACAGCGGCGGGATCTCGATGCCCATCTGCGCGGCGCCGTAGGTCAGCGGATCACTCTTGATCTTGCCGGTGACATAATCGAGACTGCCGGTTTTCTTGCGTACCTCCCTGGCCTCGGCCTCATACCCGGTGCCGGACACGGCCTTCCACATCTCCGCCTCAAAGGTCGGATCAACCGGCAACAGGGCTTCCCGGCGGGTTTTGTAGTCGGTAAACATCTGCTTAGCCAGGGCGTCACGCTGACGCTGCCCCTCTTTTTTCGCCTGCTCAGCATCCCTGTCCTGCCGCTCAATCATCGACCGGGCAGTGCGGATATACGCCTGCCGCGAGGTCGGTGACAGGTCGGCGTAGTTGGCATAGTCCCCACCCTCTCCGGTGGTGGCCCGCAGATCCTTCAGCACCTGTCGCGGGTCATCGCTATTCAGGCGCCGGTCAATCTCCGCGCCGGTGGCCTGTTCGGCAAACCGTGCAATCTCGGTGGTGCGCTGCTCGTCGTTCAGGCCTTCCGCCTCCCAGTCCCAGGCATCGGGGTCCCTGATGATGGCCAGTTTCTGTTCCAGGGACTTGGCTGAATTGAGCAGTTGTTCCCGCGCCACCATGCCGGATGCGCGCACTTCCGACTGCAGTTCCTTGCGCAGGTGGTTATCCAGGGCATTACCGGCCCGCAGTTTCTGCTCATCAAAGGCTGGTGCGAACCGGTATTGATATTCCGGCGGCACCGATTTCATGAAACTGCCGCGGATCTTGTCGGCCTGTTCGGCAAACCTGTCCCGCTTTTCCTGCGGAGTCAGGGCCTTGTCCCGGGCAATAGAATCGACCACCTGCCCCAGGGTGTTTTCGTGAGCGAACAGCGCAGAACGGGCTTCACCGTCGATCTTGAGTTTCTGCAGCCGCTCAAGCTCGCCGATCTGTTCATCGGCAACGCCGGTCAGAGCATTGCCCAGGTTGCGGGCCGCGGCCCCGATGGCATAGCCGCCCGACGCATCAGGTACGGCCCCCGGCTGTACCTGTGCCACAACGTGCCCCAGCCCCCCGGCAAAATAAGCGTCCGGTATCCTCATGGTCCCCCCTTGAACGCGCGCGAAAACAGTCCGAATCCGGCCAGCAGCACCATGCCGACAAAGACCAGCCCAAGAAACCCGCGGAACAGATACCAGGCGATAGCGTTGGCACCCTTATTCATGCGTTTGAGGAACACAACATCCTCATGACTCAGATCCATCCGGCAGTTGTGGGCTGAAAACCGCTCCTCGATCGCCTCCAGGTCCAGGTCCGTCAACGTTCTCTTTCGTCTCTCCATCGTCCGGCCCCTTACAGTTTCGAGAAGCCGGTGCCGCCAAGCAGTGAATAACGCGGCCGGTTCCGCCGCGCGAAGCTCTGGCTGCTCTCGTCGAGGCTGTTCTGTGTCACCGCCTTCTTGGCTCTGCTGTATTTATCCCCGGCGGTGACCGCCTGTGCGCCGACGTTCAGGGCGCCGGAAATCAACGATGCGTCGGCCCGCTGTCCGGCGATCTTGCCCCGGGCCTGCAACAGCGAAGACCGGTTCGCACCGCCCTTGAGCACCGCCAGGGCGTCCTGCTCGGTCAGACGCTGTGTCTCGGTCTGCAGCGCATCGCCGGTGCCTTCATCGACATTCACCCCGCTGGCCGCCAGCGCGGCCCGCTGCGATGCCAGCAGCCGCCGGCCTTTCTCCCGCACGTCTGCGGCTTCGGCTGCTGCGGCCTCGCGCTCCTGCGCGGCTTGTTCGTTGAGCAGCCGCTTCTCTTTTTTGCCCTGCTGGTATCCGGAATACGCCTGATAGGCGGTTCCGCCGATACCGATAATGGACCCGGCCACCAGCATTGAAATCGGATCAATACCCATCTACGCCTCCCTGACAGCGAAATGCACCGTCGTCCCCGCCTCTGTTTTCCTGCCGAAACAATGAAATCCCATCATCCGCCAGTAACGGCCCGTCTTCGAGGTGTAGCGATCGGTCATCACAACAATCTGTTCCACCCCCTCGGCCCGCAGGTCACGCCGCAGATCCTCAAAATGCCCCCGCAGTTCCTGCAGCACAGACGGCCCGAACCGGAACACCTGCTGATGAATAACCGCCTGCACCCCGTGACGATCGATATCCGCCACACTGATCAACTCGTCACCGCGTTCGACCAGGTAGCGGTCACCCTCGCGGCGCAGGGTGCTAACCATTGATCGATACCTCTTTACTGATCGCCAGCACCGTCAGTGGCAACGGCAGATTCTGAACAATCTCGACCTGCATGGTGCTGCCGTCATCAGCCCAGCCGCTCAGCTGGTTGGCGGTTTTCCAGCCGGTGAACTGCGGGATGGGCGTATCCAGAATCCCCGCTGTGAAATCGGCAAACGGCAACTGCTCGCCGTTCAGCGTGCAGCCCTGGGCCCGGTGCAGCAGCACCCTGACGTTGTTGCAGCTGGCCGCCGCGCCCGCGCCGCCTTCGATGTAGGGCGGGAGGTCCTTTATGCGCGGCGTATACGGCAGTCCGATCTGTACAGTCACTGCCGCAAAACCGACGTCGATCTGTCCTGACGCGACCACCTGTTGCGGCAGTACATAACCATCAGCAACGATATCGACAGTCTTGCCTTCGAGATGATCCAACCCTGTCCAGACCTGTCTGCCGGCGACATCTGTCCCGGTCATCGCGCTGTCCGTGTCCAAATCCGCATCGAGATATTCGATGTAGGTTTTATAGGTTCCGCCCACCAGTCGCTGCACAGCGATCCAGACCTGATCCTGACCGGTGGTGTCAGGGACCACCGTCACGCTCTTGAAGTAGGTGGTATCTTCCCCGGCCTGAACATCTTCCGGCAACACCTCGGCGGTGTGGTGCTTCGCCCAGGCTGTCACCTCCTGGTCGGGATCGATGGTCAGCGACAACAGGTTGCCTGCTTTGGTCGTCATCCAGATTGAACTGAGCGGCGCCCGCGCCCAGGCCATATCAACGATGCCCTGACCGTCGTCCAGCAGATGCCCGGCCAGTTGGGCCACGTCCGGCGCGCGGTAACCGTCAACATCGAGACGGTAACGGAATGCGCGCAGGGCCAGCCCCTCCGGCCCTGAAAAATACACATCACTGCCCAGCGGAACCGGTCGCACCGTCGCGCTGCAGCCGTGCGCGGTGGGCGCCTTGACCTTCACATTCGTCGGGGTCAGCGGCGCGTCATTGCCGCCCCGCAGCGTCAGCTCCTTGTTCAGCGTCAGTGCCAGCAGTTGATCACCCGCCGCCAGCTGGCCGATAGGCGTGCTGGCGGCGGCGGGCGTCCAGGCAAAGGGTTCATCATCGGCTGTTCCGATGGTGAAATCGGTCACATCGCCGATTTTCGATCCCCATACCCCGGTCGGCAGCCCTGCGGTCTGTGCGACAATCATGCGCTGCTCATGAAAAACCCCGGCTGCCGGGTAGCCACGGACCTTGCTCCATGCCTCTTCTTTCCAGTCGGGGTCGGGCTCTGTGCCGGTCAATGTCGCCGACGAACTGGCCGTGCTGATACCAATCACTCCAGACACCCCACCGGTAGTGTTGGTCGTCATGGTGTCGGCGTTGTAATCGGCCTCAGTTGTCACCACCACCTGGTGCCCGGAACTGACACTTGCCGGATCGGTGATGGTGATAGTCGTGACATCTTTCTTCGTCTTCAGCCCGCTGGTCGGTATCGCCTCTTTCACCGTGGCTGACGCGGTTGTGCCGTTGGTCACAGCCGTAATCTCAACCTCCCCGCCATTGACCTGAAAACGCACCCCGACATGATCAGCGACAAACAGGTCCGAGCTTGCGGACAGAGTGATATTGCCGGATGCTGCCGATGGCGTCAGGGTGATGCCGTCCGTCCCGGCCGGGCGGTAGAAGGGCTTCTTCTTGAACGTCACGTCAGCCAACGTCCACACCGTGTCACTGGTGCGGGTCAGTTGTTTGGTGGGATGGTTGCCATGGAAGAGATACAGCGTGTTGTCGAACTGGTCGTAATGGATGTTTTCCAGCTCGGCGGCGGTGTAGGGGGTTGCAACCTCAACCGGTGACCCGGCATCCATGATTTGCGCACCGGCGGTGAAAAACCGGATTTTCCCCGCCGAAAATTCCAGCACGTAACCGGTCAGAACCCCCGCCAGAGTCGGAGTGAAGGGAAACAGCAGCACGTCGTCAACCGCAGCGGCGGCCACATAGCGCGACCCCGGGCGGCTGGACGCACCGCCCAGCACCTGCGGCAGCATGTTGCGGCACAGCTCCAGCCCGTTCTGGTAGCGGGCCACGTCCATGCGCCCGCGCAGCAGGGGGGAAAGTTCCCCGGCATTCAGGTTGCCCTGCAGCAGCTTCAGCTTGGCCATCAGCGCCTCACCGCCAACAGGCTTGATTCTTCGAACACCTCGGCCGGTTCTTCCTGGGCGTCAACACTGCGGGCCTGCTGCAGCACGGCGGCGTACATCTCCCACTGCGCCTGCTGCTGCGTGGTCGATTTGGTCAGCGGATAGGCCAGCTTGGTCGCCAGGTTGCGAGCCAGGGCAGCACAGGCCAGCGCGTCCCACTTGTCAATGGAGACCTCGCGGAAGACATAGCGCAGCTGCAGGCTGGAGTCGTTGCAGAGGATCTTGTCCCCCTCGTGCCGATAGTCGTCGGCTGAGCATTCCAGGGTCCGCAACCAGTCGGCCGGGCGGGCGTACTGGTAGCTGTAGCCATACGCCGGGGCGGTGGCCAGTGGCGCCAGGGCCACCCGCTTAATGGCAAAATTCCACGGATGCGCCCGCAGCGTCTCTTCGAGTGCCGGAGTGAACAGCACCCCGGCGGTGGCCGATGACGGAGGCGTCGGATCGCCGATGGTCTGGATCGGCGGCTGCCCCAGGAAAATCAGTGCGTGGTTGACAACTTCGACATCTGATTCCATGTCAACACCCCTACTGGATGGCGGTGAAATTGAGCAGCAACCGGATACCCCCAAACAGTCCGAGAGGGATCAGCCAAACCCACCAATACAGCGCCATGATGAACAATACTTTCATACGGGACTCCATGAGCACCGGGGAGAGGGCGGGCCCTCTCCCCGGTTCAGGTCACGAGTTGGACACGAAGGCGAGACGGAAACGGATCACCTGCCCGGCCTTGATCGCCGCCGTGGCATTGGTGGCGATCAGTTCCTCACCCTCGGCCAGGGTGACATCATCGGCACCGTCGGCAGGAGTTGTCAGGCTGAAGCTCCCGGCGACGTCAATCGCGGTCGCCGCTTTCAGGGCGGTCGCCGCACCGGTCTTGCCGATCGCCAGGGTGGCGCCGGCGTTTCCTGCAGAGAACGCCACTTCGGAAAGATGCGGGATGATCTTCGCCCCGGCAGGCAGCGGCGGCAGGTGAATAACATCGCCGATGGTCCCGGCACCGCTCTGCGTGTAGACCTCATTCAGGTAGCGGATGCGCGCTCCCAGATCATTGACCGGCACCTTCTGCACCGGGTTGGTCCGCAGCTTGGTCGCGCTGTCCCCGTAAACATCACCACGCGCCATCGGGTCGTAAAACACCGGGAAACGGCAGGGCCGCAGCGGGGATGCCAAAAACGAAATGACCGTCATAACGACCAGCCGAATAAACAGAATGAACTTTTTCATCGAAGTTCTCCTTTTGAAGAAGGCCCGGGGGATCGCTCCCCCGGGCTACGAAAACGAGACAGATCAGGCCGTCTCATCACAGTCGATCTGCACCACACCCTCATCCTCGACGCGGACTGCGCCGATGGACATTTCGGTGTAGGTCTGGATCGCGTGGTTCTTATCCGGACGCTCGGACACCTTATTGATGATGTTCTCGCCGATGCCCATCGCCATGTAGCTCTTGCCGAAGATGAACGCCGAGCGGATGTTTCCGGAAATCGGCAAAAACTCGACCCGCTTCCACAGCAACCCCATAAATGTGCGGTCGGTCATGCTGTAGTCCTGCAGCGCCTTCAGGGTGTTGTAATCGGCGCTGGTCAGGGTCGTGTCAGCCATCAGCACGGTCAGCATCTTTGCCGTATAGACAAAGGTGCGCACCGCGCCGTCTTCTTCGGGGGAATCCGCCTCATTGGCGTTGAGGATCTCAATCGCGGTGCGGATCTTCGCCATCGAGATATTGGTGCCGCCGTTGAGGATGATCTGCGACGCGGGCAGTGCCACCAGCGGCGCCGCGGCATCGACCGAGCGGGCGTTGCCGTTGAGGGCGGCGATGATCACCTTGTCTTTCTTGCGGTTCATCGCCGCGACCGAACCCATGACATACTTGTTGGTCGGGTTGTCCAGGACCTTGAGCGAGTCGGCCTTGTCCAGCAGTGTCGGATGGTTGTAATCACGCAGGTCGATGTAGCGCCGCAGGTGCGGAACCTCGATGGTCTTGGTGTCACCGTGCCGATCGACGATCTCCTGCGCCTCGGTCTGGCCGTAGCGGTCAACCGACTTGCTGGCGCCGACGATGCCGTCATGTACCGTAACCGACTCTTCGAGCCGGCTTTTCTTCTGCCCGGCGACCAGCCGGACATCATCGTCAAACTTGGTGACATAGTGGTTGGGGATGGTGCTGTCATCACGCGCCATCGGGTCAAACAGGATGGGGAGGATAAGAATGGCCGTCTTCATGGCGGCTGCTCCTTTCTACACGTTGAAAATCGTTGAAGGTCTCGGC